CCTCGATGAGGGCCGTTCACGAGTAGCCCCAGCACCTATGGCTACTTATTACCGGCTAGACGGTCCCAAACCATGTCTGATTCTGCCCTTTGGGGCGATTCAGGCTACCCGGAGCATAACCAACCTCTGGGGGTTCTAGCTATTGTCGGGAGAAACCCGGCCGTTAAGGCCTTCATTCACGGCTCGCCGCTAGGGTTAAATGCCCCTTACCGGTTCCAGAGAGTGTTGCTGGCCACGGACCCAACTACGAATCACAATTAAACTTTAATCATGAAACATAATGGTAAAATCCGTACATCACGATGGATCAGAAAGCGTGAGCTCCTGTTCTTCATGATGTTGCCTGTGTGGTTGATAGGTTTACGAGGCCTTTGGAAAGAGTGCTTTCTCCCTATGCACAAATCTCTAATGAAACTCTGGACGACGAATGGGAGCCTTTGGCTTACCCAGTACCTCGCCCAGGTCTCTAGAGCTATTGTGTTGTGGGTTGGAGGCAAACGTCTGATCCAAGAAGGATCTGTAGTACGTGTTGCGCTCACACGGGCAGGGCTACCCCTACTACTGCCCCGGGCACTTCGGATTATCTTTCACCGTTTACACAGTGATGATCAATCCTATGCCTGGACAGTAATTAAGGTTACTCTGACTGTTCTGTCGGTCTATAGAGTGATTGGCTGCACACCTAACCTGAAGTTAGAGACCGTGACTGGTCCTTTCTCTGGGATTTGTGCCACACTCCCATACTGGGAAGTGAGTGAGGCCGTTCGCCTATTACCTCGGGGCTTGACTCTCGCTAAAGTTTCCTGGGACTACCTTTCGGAATCCGCAGGTCCAAACGGTAAGCACTCTACGTGGTCTCTCGGTCTTGATGCCATTTCCTTCCTTCGGGATCCACTAACGTGGTACCATTGGTTGGTCGTGGCTTGGGGCCAGGGAGCGTATGTCTTATTTACTTGGAACTTGTTCACGATTATGGTGAGCCTCCCTCTGGCATCGCTCCTTCTCCTCGGTGGGAAGTTTCCTAAGTACCTCGGTCGCCTAGTCACACTCTTTGAGGCGCGAGGGAAGGTCCGGATCGTAGCCATCACAGATTGGTGGACTCAGGTTCTCCTGCGTCCTCTCCATGACGGGTTGTTTGCGATCCTTAAGACTCTCCCTCAGGATGGGACATTTAACCAAATGGCTCCTGTCCACCGCCTTCTAGCGTATGTCCGGGCTTCCGGGGCTAAGGTCTTCTCCTTCGATTTGTCGGCAGCGACGGATAGACTTCCAGTTTTGGTCCAGGTTCAGTTTCTAGAGGCCCTCGGGGTCTCATGGGCTGGTGCTTGGGCTCAACTCTTGACAGTCCGGCCATGGTATCTTAAAGGAGCTCCTACGTTTTATTCCGTGGGTCAACCCATGGGGGCACTGTCCTCATGGGCCATGCTTGCTATCACCCACCACTTGTTGGTTCAGGTAGCGGCGCGTCGAGTCGGGTATGAAGTTTGGTTTGACCACTATGCTCTCCTCGGTGATGATGTTATCATTGCCGATGAGGCTGTAGCTAAGGCGTACCACGCTCTCATAACAGACCTTGGTGTCTCGATTAACATGTCGAAATCTTTCGAAATGGAATCTGGACTCCTTGAGTTTGCTAAGAGATGGGTTCACCCCCATTTGGGAGATTTATCTCCGATGGGTCCGGGACTCATCTTGGCCTGTATTCGTAATCCACGGTTGCTCGTAGTGTTGATCCAGGATGCCCTGAGTCGCGACTACGTCTTTCCTACTCGCGTTATTCGAGATATGGTTGGCTTCCTATCTATCATCCGTCCACGTAAGTGGTTGGACAAATATTTAGGAGCCATCCTTTCTTCGGTAACCGGGCCAGATGGTGGTTTGTGGGGTGCGGCCAGTGGGCCCTTATTCAAGGCTAGCTGGATCGCGCAGTACCCTCACCATCTTCAGAACAAATTAGGATCGCTTGTTGATTTACTACTTCAACAGTCGATCTTGTCCTCCGAGCCTCCGCTTTCACGGGAAGCCCAGATGGACCGATTGGTTTCCAGATTCTGGAAATCAGCCGGTCTGCTCTGTGGTAACCTATGGGGCCTAATCTCTGGGGCCCTAGTAATTATTTCACCCGCTTTCTGGGTCTATTACATCATTGCTGGGAAGGCCGAAGAACGGATTGCTAATTTTGTGGAAATGAGCAATCGTCTCCACAGAACAATTCTTTCAAGTTGGGCGCATGACGGTCTGGACTTGCGTATCCGTACGCGAAGCCTTAAGGATTTCTTACGCGTTAACTTTGATCCCGATCTACTTGGATGGGATCGACAGGCAGCGGAGGCCATACTTACACGACATTCGGCCTTACCCGGTCTTTGGGAGAAATTCTTCCAAGATCGGATCGAGCTGAATCAGCGTATGTTTGACGCCATGCCTGAGTTAGTTGACCCGTATGCAGATTTCGACTTCGATGACGAAGACGATTCTGACGGTCCTTCAGACGATCTTGCGGCTCAGACTCTTGAACTCGTGCCTCTTGGCTTCTGGGGTCCTTGCTTCAAGCAGGTGCTCCATGGCAATCGTCACGACAGAATGGTTGCTCCGGGGAGTCGTTGCCCCGGCCCATCTGATGTACAACCCTCAGCCAGAGGTTAATCTGGCCGCCTAGGGAAACGGCA